ATTCATGCCCAAGTAGTACTCGCCTGGCTCATAATCCCAAACTTTTCCATGATGACCTCTTATGTCAGCCCAAAGCATTCTCAATTTTACTAAACACACTCTAAACAGCGTTCTTTTTGCCATATTTCTTCTCAAATTCTTCTTGTTGTTTTTGTTTTTCTCTTTCGTTTGCTTGCACAACTTGTATTATATCCCAAGCATAGTTGCTAATCGGTACTCGCTGTTCTTGCTTTAATTCTATAAGGCGTCTGCCTTTTTTCTGGTATTTAGTTAAATAAGTTCTTGAGCGTTCTGTAGTATATTTTTTACCTCTAGCATAGACACCAGCTCTAGTGACTATCATAGCCACTTGTCCTGGAATAAAAGTACAAGGTTTTCTCAAATCTCTGATATCTTTCACACCATCAATAGTACCATATTCATACGTGATATCTTTAACATCATTACTTTTAGTTTTGACCTTGTCCATCACTTTTAATAATATCTTCTCTGCTTTTTGTACATCTTCTATTGTAGTACCTATCTCAAACTGTTCGGTAGAGGTCTTCCACAATTTATAGTATTTCTTTAAGTGTTCTAAAAGCTCGCCTTCAGCTTTGGTTAAGAAGTTAGGTTTAACTTCTTTTAAGTATTCAAAAGTAATATTGGCGTTTGTAGTTTTATAATTATCTACTCGTTCTTTTTTATCTTTCGTTTTACCTACTGTCAGGAAATATATTCCTGATTTCATGTCTAACTGAAAGAAACCGTATAACCAAGCAATCATTTGAATTTACAGTTGGCCATGATTTCAGTTAAGCAAGCTATTGTATTGATCTCATGGTCTGCTACAAAAGCCGCCTTATACTGATATCCGGCGATGATCAGTATTGCTTGTGGTACGGATTTAGGTTCTAGGGTTTCATATAAAATATCATAGACACCTCTGAATAAATCAGTAGCGTCCATATCTAAATGTTGAATTACCCACTTTCTCATACTATCAAACTCTTTTTTCTTCAAATGAATCATAAGATTTTTGTAGTCGGTCTCTTTTAAATTGAATAGAATACCACTGTCAATCTTACCACGTACAGAATACCTTTGAAGTTCGTTTATAGTTCTTCTAAAGTCTGGATAATGTTTCTCAATTAACTGAGCCAATGTCTTCTTATCATACTCAATCTCTTGTTCTTTTAAGATACCCTCCATACGTTGCATAAATGCTATAGCTGTCTTCTTAACTTGACCATTAGTGACCTTAAAGTCAATAACAGTACAACGACTATGTAAAGCTGGTATGATTTTGTTCTTATAGTTACAAGTAAATATGAATCTACAGTTGTTATAAAAACTTTCTATGAAGTTTCTTAAAGCAGGCTGTACAGACTCGGCGTTCATATAATCTGCCTCGTCAATTATGACTACTTTATGTTTTGATTCTGTATTGAAAGATACAGTTGTTGCAAAGTTTTTAATCTTATACCTCAAGGTATCTATTTGACGACCCTCATCTGAACCATTGATTATAATATAATCAAGATTTAATTCTTCACACAAGGCTCGTGCTACAGTTGTTTTACCAGTACCGGCAGTACCAGTTAATAACATGTTTGGTAGTTCTTTTTTAGATAGAAACTCTAGAAATGTTTTCTTTGTTTCCTCTGGTAAGATACAATCGTTTATTGTTTTAGGTCGGTATTGTTCAACCCATAAAAAATCTGTCATTGTCTAACTCCTTAAAATTCAGAGTCAGGTTCTAATGCGATCCAATATTGTACGTTCTTACCTCTAGAAATAAAACTAGATATTTTTGCTTTTGAGATTGCTACATCGTAATCATCTGGTATCATTTTAAAGTTTTCTGATTTAAAGTAAGCAGTAAACTTAATATCTGATTCGCCAATTACAGTAGATACTTCGTTAGAAGATTTATTCTTTTTATCTGTTGCAACAAGTTTAATGTTTTTACCATCACCTATTACAGATACATCTGGTAAATTTAAAGTTGTAACACCTTTGTGTAATTCTACCAAGTCATCATTCTTTAATGTAAATGTGACATGATTATCTGGCATGTTAATCTTGTTAGGTGTAAATATAGTAGATTTATCAGAAAAGAAATACTTAACTGATTTACTAGATTTAGCCTCACTGATTGTCATGCTAGCACCACCATTAAATTTAAGTTCAGGACTTTTAAATAAGTCTAGTGATCTTAAAAATTGTGGTAGATCATAGATAGCAAATTCGCTATCAAATTTTTCTTTTATTTCAGCTTCTGCTAAAATATTTCTCATATTGGAAATAGTTTGTATTTTATTTCCTGGCTTAATTAAAATATTCTGATTAATATCAGAAAAGTTTTTTAACATAGCAATTGTTTCTGTTGACAAGTTCATTATATATTCACCTTTTTTCATTGTTTAATGGAGCGGATACTTGGTACTGCCCCAAGTTCTAAAGATTGGAAATCTCTCATAATACTTTTATACTATATCCGCATTATTGATCCTACTACAGATCAAATAAAAAGTCAAGCCTTAAACTGACCTCTTAATTTCTTCACTTTGTAAGTAAGATAAAACATTTTCTGGAGAAGAAACACCATATGGATCCGAAGGATCATTGATATCTCTACCAGGTTCTACAAACATTTTCTCTATCTCACCGTCATTTATTATAGCTGCATATCTCCAAGAACGATAACCAAAACCAATGGCTTCTTTGTTAACTAACATATCTAATGCCTTTGTTAGTTCTCCGTTACCATCTGGTATCATCTTAACGTTTTTTATATTTGAAGCATGAGCCCACGCATTCATCACAAACGAATCATTTACTGAAACACAATAAACTTCATCTATGTTGTGAGAAATCTTAAAAGCTTTTGTACTTGATTCAAAACCAGGTAGTTGTTGTGATGTACATGTAGGTGTAAAAGCACCTGGTAAACTAAACAAAACAACTCTTTTATTGTCAAAGAGATTAGCTGATGTTACATCAACCCATTTGCCGTCTTCAAAGTTACATTCTCCTGATTCGGTCAGGTCACCAACTCTAGTCTTAAATGTTATATTTGGTATTTTCATAATATACTCTCATTATATAATAAAAGAGGAAGGAAGTCAATGCTCCCTTCCACTTTTTTTTAGTTTATTTTATCTGTATTTTTCTAGCCTTTTTGTTCTCTGGTATGATTCGTTCCATAGAAACACTTAAAAGACCATCTTTTAGTTCAGCACCTTTGATTTCTACATCATCGGCAATAGTAAAAGATTTAGTAAACATACGTTTGGCAATACCTTTGTGTAGTATACCATCGTTTTCCTCAACCTCTTTTTCTGATTCGTCTTTAACAGATTTAATAGTTAAGATGTTATTTTCAAAAGACACATCTACGTCCTTCTTACCATAGCCTGCAAGAGCAACCTGAATATCATAGGTATATTTACCTGTCTTAATGATATTATATGGTGGATAGTTTGAAGTATTTATAGAATCATATTGGTGATCAAACATTCCTTGGAAATGGTCAAACACATCATCAAATCCTACTGATAGTGGTCTTAATTGATTGAAAATTGAAATTGCTTTATTAGTCATATTATCTCCTTTGTTAAGCAAGTTAATTTAAGTAGACCCATTATGGCGTCTACAGTTATTTATATAAGTACGATATTTTATTTGTCAACCCTACTTATAGAAATTCACTAGGCTGAGGATCCCTACCAGTTCCCTAGTGAATATCAATAAGTGGTGTTTTCGTTTATTTAAGGACCATAAAAACACCAAAAACGTTAGTCCATATCCGAAGCTTATAAGCTTCCTTTAACGCTGTCAAAAGGACTTACGAGCAGCCTTGACCATAATATATATATCAAATGTAGCGTTAAATCTATAAATTTCTTTCACGTAACTTCTTAGCTTTCCTGCTATTAGCAGTCATTTCTTTTTTCTTCCTTCGTTTTTTTTCTGAAGGCTTTTCAAAATACATTTTTTCTTTATATGTTTTAAGGAAATTATCTTTAAGGTGCTTACGTTTTAATACACGTAATGCTTGTTCCACATTTCCATTTCTAACATCAATTTTAATTCCTGACATCTATTCCTTTCTGTAGTGATTGCCTTATAACGTGGGTGGCCACTACACCACCCACAAGGATTACACTAAACGATTTAGATATTGTCAGAATCTTCCGACTCATCTTTATCCTCGTCAGTATCCGATTGAGCAGCTAAATCCTGTTGTCTATTTTGTTCCATAATGTCTTCAACACTTGAACCAGAATCGACTTTAGTATATAACTCTACAAACGAATTTTTTGTATCATCATCAAATCTATTAGTACACATTTGAATAGCTTTAACTTTATTATTAAATATAGCATAAGCTTGTGTTATGTGGACTAATCTTCTTGTTGAGATAATCTCGTCTACACCACCGTCAAAATAAGTTTTTCTGATAACATCAGCCCATGTAGTCAACTTCTCAATGAAGCCTTTGTCTGATTTACCAGCCGCTTTTAACGTATTGGTTAATATTTTTTTCTCAATAGCCGTACTTGGATATTTCTGTTCTAATGTAACAGGAAATCTTTCAAGAAAAGCTTCGTTAAGAATGTTAGTTCCGATAAACTTACCGTCTTCACTACCTTGACCTTTAGTATTGGCAGTAGCAACGATGTTGAAACCTGAAGCAGGTTTAACAAACTTGTTTATCTTTTTAACGTACACACCTGATCCTTCAAGTATTGGTTGTAGACACATGATTTTATTAGAAGCTAAATCAACTTCATCTAATAATAAAAGAGCGCCTCTTTCCATTGCCTCAATAACAGGACCGTTTTGCCAAACAGTTTGGCCATCTTTAAGTCTATAACCACCTAATAGATCGTCCTCATCGGTTTCAATTGTTACGTTAACTCTGATTAATTCTTTTTTGGCCTCAGCACAAGATTGAATTACACCCATAGTTTTACCATTACCAGATAAACCAGTTATGAATATAGGGTAGAATCTACCAGATTTTATGATAGATTTTATATCTGTATAGTTACCAAAAGGAACGAATATAGGATCCTTTTTAGGAACAATATCGCCAACTAAAGATGAAACAATATAAGCAGCCTCACTTTTAGTTTCTTCAGCAACTGCTGTGGTCTTTTTACTTTTAACTACAGATTTTGTGGGTACTGAAACGTCCTCACCATCTACAGGTAATTTGAACAAAGATTTACCTAACTTGTAATCTTTATTTTTAATCAACCATTGTGGAGCATACTTACAACCAAATTTTACATTGGCTTTCTTTAACTGCTCTACAGTTAATTCTTTTTTGTTAAACATAGCATAAGCATGTTCAACAAATTGTGTTTGTTTAGTGTTTAACATAGTGTTATCCTTTTTGTTACGTTGTTTTTATCCTTTATCCTATCAGGTTTTACCATAGAAAGCAAGCCTAAAATAACTGTTGATACCAGTACCATCTAGGCAACCTCCTCTATGAATTTGTTTAAAAGTGTTCTAGAAGTGATTCGTCCTTTCATACTTTTACTAAATACGTTTTTAATCTGACCTGGTTTGGCGTCATCTTTAATTGTAGAAAGATCAGTATTCTCAACTTTCATAGTCTTACCATTAAGTAAGAAATATCTATTGTAACCTTTATGAGTTACAACGGCACACTTCTCTTTAAGAAATTTCTTCTTAATATCAGCCATAGCTTTTTCTCTTTGCTCATATGTTTTACAATGTCTAACATAGTCACCAATTGTCCACCATTTAATTTGTTTTAATACAAAGAAACCAATTGTCTTAATGTTATGTTCTTTTTGAATCATACGTAACAACTGATTAGTTAATTGTGATCTGCCATCTTCGTTAACATATTGTTTTTTACCAACTTTAATAACAGTTCTAACTGGTATATACGGCTCATTAGTATTTAAAGAACCTCTTAAATCATCTTTATGTTTTTTAGTAAGTTTACCATCAACATCAACTAGTTTACTATCACCACTGTAATTGGCACCACCGTCTGTTAAGGTAATAAAAGTCATCTTTTCAATATTGTATTTTTTCTTAAACAAAGGTACTAGTTTTAAACAACTAACTAAAGCTTCGTTAAGTGGAGTAGTACCTAAACTGTATTGACTAGGCATATGAAATCTACTACCCTCGTATTGTGGTTTAGTATCCCAATATGAAGCTCTAGTGTGATTATCATAACATAAACCCATGTTGTAAAGATACATAAGAGACTCTTCTAAATCTTTCTTTTTAAGAGTATGATCTGCCATTTCAATTAAATTATAATTTTCTAGATACATATCATTTGCTTTGTATTTCCAACTAGACTTTGTTGGATCCGTATCTCTATGATCCATACCTTGTTTATTGCAATATTCAGTTGTAAATGCATATACTTTAAAAGGTATATTAATTTTTCTACAAAACATTACTAGATTAATTAATTGATCAATAGTTTTTTTAAGATCAGCACACATACTACCAGACCAATCTAACAACATCATCATACCATGGTTTTTTTCTGTAGGTAGTACAGTTAATCTTTTGAATATATCATCACTGAATCTATAATCTTTTAATTTAAGAGGATCAATAGTACCTGTTTTATCAGTACTTGCTCTTTTGTAAGCAGTAGCAGATTTTTTCATTTCAAACTCTTTAACAAGATAGTTAACAGTTTTCATGTTATCACTTTGATACTTTTTAAAATCATTTCTTAACCAGTTTAGATATTGAATTGTACTAGAATAACTGTAAGTTTCTGTTTTGATATAATCTCTCATTTCTTTTAAGAAAGTTTTATTTCTAACAACAATTTTTTCTAGATTAGAATCTGGTAAAGTAACATAACTGTAATCGTATTTTGTCTCTGTAATATTTGCTGTGTTTTCTTGATACTTCTTATCAGTAATAGCAATAAATTTTCTAGAGTCTAGACCTGAACCATCTACTGTAGCTGCACCATCACCATGAGTAGTTGATTGTTGCGACTCGTTGTTACCATCTTCTTGATCACCGTCTTGCTTTTCATCATCTTGTTTTTCAGCAGACTCTTGATCTTCATTTTGTTCTTCACTATCTGACTCATCAGGTTTTTGATGGTCATCTGGTTGTTTGTAAAGTTTATCTAGATTACTACCAGAAAAGTCACTATTTTTTTCTTGTTTTTTAGTTTCTTTTTTCTGCCAATCTAACATCTTCTTGGCTAACTCAACAACATCTTTAAATGATTTTAAAGCATTAACTTTATTAATCCAGATATTATCTAAAGTAGAGAAAAATATTGGTAGTCTTTTTGAAGACTTATAAAACATATTGATCTTATCAATTAACATGTAGTCTTTATTAATATCTTTGTCTTTAGTACCAAAGAAATTTGCTTTGTTAAGAATATCAAAACCATTAATGTAGTTTCTAACTACACCAGGATATTGTGTTTGTATTTTTTTATCTATTCTACAATCTTCTAGAACATTTACATAAGCACGTAGCTCATCATCTTGAATTTTTGCCCACGACTTATAAGGAGTAAAGAGAGCATGAGCACACTCGTGGGCGATAAGCATGTCATAAACATCTGGCGATTTTGTTTTGAATATTGGTAATGTAAGTACTCTGTTTTTTACATCAAACGAAGCAGTACGTACATTGTTATGTTGAATAGTTATATTTTCTGTAGCGATAAGTTTAGCTAGTTGACTTTTTTGGTCAAGGCTAATATTTGTAGTGGTATTTTTTTTCATATACACTTATCCTATATGGAAAATACAGAAAAGTCAAGCCATTAAATATCGTTGATTTTACTTACTTTTTGAAAGAACACAACCAGAACATTATATTTTTCATGGTAGATTCGTTATCTCCCTACCTGATTCAAGTACTTTTCCTTGCACTGTTCCCAATCAAGGTATATTAAATCATCATAGAAGTGTGATTCTTTAGAGAATCTATCGGTTGCTAGTAAGTTTTTAATTCTTTTAGAGGCATGTTTATCTTTCCATACTTTAACTAATGCTTCGGTAGACGAATCAAATCTAGATATTAGACCGTCATCTTTTACTTCGCCTCTTAAATACTCATAAGTGTTTTCATATAATCTTGCAAAATAGATACCTCTAGCGTGATCTGTTTTAATTAGTTTTTTATCTATACCCATTTTAGAATAGGTAAACATATATGATCTATTCTTATGATCTCTCTTTAATGGTTGGCCGTTGGCTCTTGTTGCCTCATACCACTCAAAGTATTTTTTAGTATGATTTTTCTTTAACCATTGTTTAATTAGTTTTTTAGTTTCTGGTTGTGGTTCATATGATACTGACCCCATAGTAAAACCCATACGTTTCCAGTATTTTAAACCATCATATTGACTTAATGTATTTGCTTTTGCTTTACCATATAAAGATGTTGTGGTAACACCAACTAGTTTGTCACCATACTTTTCTTGCCATATTCTTTGTACGTCATCTGATAAACATAGATATGCTAATAGTTTACCACCTGTGTAACTATAACCTAGTGGTTGTGTTGGTACAATAGAAGAACCAATTGCTGTATGATTAATCATACCACCAAAAGTTTTACTCTGTCTATCCCAGCCAATAGCACTGTCTCTAGGTGTTAAATCCATAAAGTCACCAGATATACAAATGACACCTAGATGTTTACCTGATCTATTGTCATTTACATTAAAGAATAACTGTCTACCAATATTACTATTGTTTTTCATAGTAGATAAGAAAGTTCTTAATGTATTCCAGTTCTCTGATAATTGTTGAGTTCTTACTGCTTTGCCTTTAAAATTTTTAGTACTATCATCTGTAAATTCTAATACAGGTTCTAGTTTATCATAATCTTCAGGTGATTCTGGTATCCAGATATTTTTTCTAACTGATTCTATTTGATGTTTTTGTTCGGGAGATTTAAGTAATCTTTCAGTACCATATAAGGTAGTAGTTTCTACCGTAGGATATTTTCTATGTACTTCTTGCCACTTTTGAAATAGTGTATACTCTTGTACTGTCATTTTAGACACGTAACCAAGGTCTTTTTCTATAGCTTCTTTAAGTACTTTCTCATCTATATCTTCTAAATTAGATATATCATTTTCGTCTTGAAACTGTTGCCACTTTTTTTCAACGCCTTCTAAATCTTGTTTTGCGTGTATATCAAATTCGTCTTTTTGTACTGCTGTCATAATATAAAGGTATCATAAAGTATCCTGATTGTCAAGCCTAGGCTTTTTCCATCTCCGCCTTGTGTTTTTGATAGGCTTTCATTTGTTTTCCTGCCTTTTTGTATGCCATATCTAGTTTCATTTTAGATACACCATCTATAAAAGTCTTGCCTAACGTGTGTTCATACTCATGTTGGAATACTCTACTAACAACACCATCAAGGTGGCCTTCTTGTAAGGCACCGTTCTCGTCTTCATACTTAACTACCACTTTTCTAGGTCTAGTTTTTGATATGAATACAAAAGGAAAGGTTAAACAACCCTCTTTCATTACTACTTCTTCCTCACTTTTAGTAACTATAAATGGATTAAAACATGCCATTTTTAAACCTTTTTCTATATGATCGTGGGCACCTAAAACAAACATGTTAAAAGGTAATCCTACTTGATTTGCTGTAAGACCTATACCACCATACTTTAACATTGTTTTAAACATTCTATCTGTTAGTTCTTGTCTATCTTTGATACCATGTTCTTCTAACATGTCATCTGAAAAAGGTGCTATTGCTGATTGTATTCTAGGGTCTCTTGGTGGTACTAGTTTAAAAGTACCATCATCTACGTTATCTTTTGGCGTAAGAAAACCTGTCTCTGATTCTTTATTTATTTTTTCTGTAGTCTTATTTGTATAAGATTTAGGACTCTGTTTATTTGCATTAGCAGAAAGTTTATTCATCTGCACCTTTGGCTTCTTCATTACATTTTTTTGTGTGCTTCCCATAATACTCCTATTTATGTTGCTTGTAATCTAGTGAAATTTTTGTACTTTTCATACTTGATTATATTTGTAAATTTATCAAACATTATATCGCCTTTATGTGATATTATAAAAATGTTTTCTTTTGTAAGTTGTGTTATTATCTTAAAGAAATCATCTGTACCTTGGCCATCTAAACTGCCATCAAATATCTCATCTAATATTAATAGATTGGTATTTGTACTGTTTTTCATTTTTGCGATATGTCGCCACGTAAATAACAATGCAAGGTCTATTCTCATTTTTTCACCCTCACTAAAGTTATTGTAATTAAAAGTATCTCTAAATCTACTTTTTACTGTCTCATTAAACTCCTCATCTAAATGAAACGATACAAAGAAATCCATGGCCTGTAAATGTTGATTAATTAAGTTGTTCATTATTGGAACATACTTACGTATAATCTGTGCCTTGGCACCTTTGTCATTTAGTATTTCTCTTAATATATCTACGTAATCTTTTTGTTCAACTATTCTATCTCTTTCAATTCTAGTTTCTTCTAATTGTTTATTAAGTTCTTCTAGTTGTGACTCAATCTCTTTACCATCAACTTGTTTGTTTTCTAACAATCTTATTTCTTCATGTATTCTATTGCTAAACTTATTTATCTCATCTAAAGAAGTTTCAAATTTGGATATATCAATATTTAGTTCATGTATCTTTTGTGATACTTTATTCATTTCTGATAGTTTTAATTCTGTATTAGCTATCTCATTTAGTATTTCTTTCATACCATCTGATAAAGTTTTTACTTTTTGTTTAGTTGATTCTATTTTTTTTGTTTTAAATTCTTGATCTATAGGTTGTGTACACGTAGGACAGTTATTATTATTCTCAAAAAACTCTAATGTCTTTTGGTGGGTAGATAGATTAGTTTCTATTTTAGCTTCTAGTTTAGATAGTTGACCTACCTTTGTTTGTACCTTGTCCTTGTTTTCTATGTCTTTTTTCTTATAACCTATTTGTTCGTTTAATTCTTCTATCTTTTTAATATAGTTTTTACTATCTTCTTTGTTTTTGTTAACCAGCTGTTTCTTACCATCTAGGTCGTTCATATTAAGGTCGGAGATAGCATTGAAGTGATTTAACTCTGTTTCGTACTTGGTTTGTATTAAATCAGCACGGTGTTTCATTTCTACAACCTTTTTAGCCAAGTCTGATTGTTGACTTCTTAATATTAAATCCATAAGTCCGAATACTCTAATGTCTAATATTTCTTCCACAACCTCTCGTCTGTATCTAGGTTTCATTTTCATAAATGGTTCGTATGATGAAGCACCTAATAACACTACTTGTAAAAAAGACCTGTAATTAAGTCTCATTATATTTTGTTCTAGATATTTTTGATAGTCTATACTATTGGCGTCTTGATTTAAAAGAGTACCATCGCAATAGATTTCAAATATGTTAGGTTTTATGCCACGTATAATTTTGTATTGTTTTTGTCCTACAGTAAATTCTATTTCTACAATACAATCAGCATTGTTTATTGAGTTTACTATCTGATCTTTTTTTATAATTCTAAATGGTTTGTTAAATAAAACAAAACATAATGCGTCAAGTAAAGTAGATTTACCTGATCCGTTTTGACCTACTATTAGTGTTGTGTGTGATTTATCTAGTTCAACTTCTATAGGTATATTACCTGTAGATAGGAAGTTTTTATACATTATCTTTTTAAATACTATCATTTAATCACCTCTATCTCTGATTCTGTTTCTATCACAACTCTCGCACCACAGCTCAATATGGGTTTGTCGTTGCCCCCGTATAGCATACGACTTGGTCCTTTGATCTCAACTTCATGGCAGTAGGTGTTCTTATTACCTTGCTTGATTGTTATCACAGGATCGTTGTCATTGTTTTTCTTGTTCGCTCTGATCACATGTTGATTCACATGTATGTATATTTTCTTTTTTCTTTTCTCATTAAGTAAATTGTTAGGTAAAGGTTTTGAACTGTAGGCACTTTTTCTTTTTACAATTTTAATTTTTTTACCTTTAGTTACTTTAAAAGGTCCTTCAAATGGATTTTTATATTTACTCACTGGCCTCCGTATATAATTCTTTTGCAAATTCTTTTAGTTTGTGTTTATCTAAATCAGTATCTACCTGTTCAATATAATTACCTAAAAATGTCAGTGTATCTTCTCCTTGATCTATAGTATCAACTCTAACTGTTTGTGTTATGTCATTTGTATCTTCATTTATAATTAACTCATGTATATTTGTATTGTTGTAAAACCTTTCTATTAGATTACCATACATTTCTGGATTAGTTTTTCTATTAACAAACAGTTTTACAAAACAATTTTCATAAGAAGATAAATCTAAATTGTCATAGTTTTCTTTAGTATCGTCATATGATAATTTTTTAAATATAGGTAAAGTGTTCTCTATTCGTTCTAGTTCTCTAGTATCTGTATCAAATATATGAAAACCTTTAGGACAGTTATAGTCTGACCACATAATTTGATATTGTGTACCTAGATAAAAGATATGTCCGTCATCTGATTTCTTATGAAAGTGACCAGAAAATACTTTTTCAAATCTTCTAAAATTTTGTTTCTCTAGACCATGTTCATTCATAACTCCTTTATGCATTTCAAAACCTTTTACTTCTAAATGACCAAAGGCAATTTGTGATGTAGAGTTATCTAATTTATATAGAGTATCTTCCATATTGTCTTCACATATCCATGGTATTAACAATACATCTAAACCATCTAAAGTTATTTCGGTGGCTTTAGTGTATATCTTAACTTCGTTACCTATATTAAGATTTTCCAAAGCATTAACTTCATTTGTATTCTTGTAATATGTATCGTGATTACCTAGTATAACGTGAGTTTCTATATCTAGTTCTTTTAATCTATCCCAAAATACTTTTTTAAAGTTGTGGGCTGTATTATGATTAATAAATTTTCGTCTATCAACTACGTCACCTAAATGTATTAAACATTTAATATTATTCTTAATAAGATAAGGAAAAAACTGTTCCTCATAAAACTTATTCTGATAATTTATAAAATGTGGAGAATCATTACGGCAACCAAAGTGTGTATCATTTAGTAGGGCTATCTTCATAATTTTCAAAAAAATAATCTAAACTATTCTTACTTGTTCTTTTCTTACGTTTCTTTTTACTATTTTTAACTTCTTCAGCAATCTTTTCTTGTGCGTCTATTGGTAAATTTTTCTGTAGATATTCAGTCATTTGATTCTTAAACTCTCTATCATCACCTGGTTGCAAAGCAAAGTCATCTAAATTAGAATTGCTGATTAATTTGTGTTTAATAGTCACTTGCTTTTTCTCTTTTTGTATTCTACGTATAAATGCATAATAGATTATTTGAGTGAAGTAAGCAAACGGATTATTTGATTTTTTACCATCAAAGTTGTCAAGGTATTGTAGACAGTTTTCTATACCATCTGATATCATGTCATCTTTAAAAGTATAATTTATAAAATTAGGTCTGTATGACAAATGATTAGCAATCTTTAAAAAACATGATCCAAGATAGTCTCCTACCAGTGGTTTATCTTGTTTTAATCTGGCCGCTCTTCGTACAGCTTTTCTGTACTTATTCATTGCCTCTAAAAACTCTTTGTTATTAACATAGTGTTCTTTTTTTGTTTTACTCATATTCTTAATATAACATCTTTCAGTTTAAATGTCAATGTTTTAAGCATTTTGGAGCGGGTGATCGGGGTCGGACCGACGGCCTTCTCGTTGGCAACGAGACGCTCTACCACTGAGCTACACCCGCTTGAAAAAATTTCGGTTTGTGCCGAAATCAGCATTGACTTTTTGATAATTTTATGTATAATGAACGGTGTAGCCGTTTGGGGAGAAGCTCCAGGTACTGGTCTCCTCTAATGCAAAGTTCCTTCATCATCGTCATCATATATTGAATCATCAAAGATTCTATTAATTTCTTTATTCTCTGTGGTGGTAAATTTAACTTGCGACTTTTTTACATCTTTGTCCGCCAGAGGAATATCTTCGTATGTATCAACAACACCAAGATAACTTTTACTCATACTATCATTAGCATTTGTAATTGTCATTATCTTATCTTTTGGTATAGTAATTTGTTCATCGTTAGTATAGGCCGTCCAACGAATCAATGCAATGTAGTCCTTAAAACCTTGCACTGTTATTTGTGGCACGTATTTTATTTGTAAAGGCTTTTCTATATTGATTGTTTTGTTTTTTGGATCTAATTGTCTTTTAGTAAAGTCAACTACGCAAACGATATCGTCTCCGTTCACCAACTTAATAATCTTAATGTTATTTTCCATATGATTATTTATCCTTCTTTAGCTCTGCCAATACACAATGAGTACCACCAGTTTTTGTTATTATATCATAAGTTAATAATGAAGTTTCTTTAAAAACTTTCATATTATACCAACCTTTATTTTTTCCAGGATATTTTTCTTCGTTAGGTAAATAATCATGGAAAACAATTTTAAAATTATCCTTAGTTCTTTTTAATATTTCTTCGCAATCATAAACGCCGATTGATCCGTCAACAAACACAAAATCAAAATCAAAATGACCATACTCTTTCCAATAATCAACACTTGTACAATGAAATCTGTTTATGTTATCTTCAATACCAACATATTCAAATATATCGTCTTTGTCAATAGTATATACCTCTGCTCTGTTTGCCACTAAAGCAGTTGTACTTTTACCTGTGCCAGTACCTATTTCTAATATCTTTTTGGCGTACCGACTTTCTTCTAACAAAAATCTAAAATCTTCATCTGATATCATTTCAAATCTATATTGTGTATCTCATAATTAAAATCTTCACCATTGTAAATATTTATCCGTTCACGAAAATGTGCTAACGTGTAATTTTCTTTGTCTTTATAACTTATGTCGTCTGCTATATCATATAAAGTCGCAGCTGAATCATTGTCCTTTAATCTTAAACCTCTACCAATACTTTGTAAATTTCTTATACGAGATTTAGAAGGACTAGCAAAAATAATGTTATGCAAATTCCGTATATTAATTCCGGTTGAAAAAGTGCCGTAACTAGCAACAATAATGGCGTTATCACTTTTCTCCGTAATTTCTCTAATCTTTTCTCTATCATCTGTTTCTACTCCTCCGTGTACATAGAATACATTTTTATCCTCTGCCTTTTCTTTTATCATTTTTACAAGTTCATCACCGTGTTTTTCAACATACTGAAATAAACATAAAGTATTTCCTTGTAAACTAGAGGCCAAGTTTCTAATGTATTTGTTTCTTTTTTCATTTCGTACCAAGTAATCCATCTCCTCTTGGTAGTTCTTATCTTTCATCATATGTCTTACTTCTTTGTCATGTTGTAATACTAAACATATAATTTTTAATTCGGCTAATTGTTTGTTCTCTTGCAATTCACTTGTAGATATAACCTTATTAACAACACCAAATAATCCTTCTAACACCAACTTGTGTGTTTTAGTACCATCTAAAGTACCTGTAAGACCTATTCTATACTTACATTTTTCTAGTTTGGTCATTATCTTTGTGAGTGAAACTGCCTTAAATAAGTGTGCTTCGTCACCTATGACCATACCAAACTGTTTAAACCATACTTTTGGTTGATTGTATATTGATTGCCATGTAGATATAATAACATTTTTATTAGTATCTTTATCATGTCCTTGATATATTTTGTGTACGTTTTTGTCTGGATTCCAACCATAATCTTTGAAGTCTTTGAATAGTTGTTCTACTAATGATGTTGTTGGTACTATAATAAGTATCTTTTTCTTTTCTTCTTTTAGTCTTAACATATTAAATCTTACTAATAGATATACTATAAGTGATTTACCAGAGGCTGTTGGAGATAACAATAAACATCTACTCTTTGTTGTTGCATGAATAAATGCCTCTTTTTGATAATCTCTTACTTCAAAAGGTATCTTTAATGCTTTTGTAAATGCCTCTACTAATTTTAAATCAACTTTAGTATCAACTGTTTTAGTACCATCTACTACTTGTATTTTATTATCTTCACACCATTTAAGTATATAAGGATATAAACCGGCATATATTTGACCAGTTGCATAAGAAAATAATCTTATTTTTCCGTCCCATACTCTGTTCCTATATGCAGGAACAAACTTATAACCTGGCACCTCAAAACAAAAATACTCTGATAACTCTCTACGTATAGAGGCGTCAGCGTCTACTTTTAAATAGACATCGTTTATCTTGTCAACTATGATGTATCTTATATCGGGCATTACACGAAAGAAGGACCTACAATCCAACCTACTAAAACCTTTCTTGTTCCTTTGGTTACCGGATGTACCTTATGCCAACTAAATGAGGGAAAGGATATCAATGTACCTGTCGTAAATTTATCTTTAAACTTTATATTTTGATTAACTCCTTTAGGATTTAAACTTGCAATTTCAAATTCTCCTCCTTCATAATCTTCATTTAAACATAAAGTAAAACTTATCTTTCTAATAAAACCATTAGGGTAAGGCTTAGTGTGTGAATCTATGTGCCAATCATAGTGGTCTCCTTCTTCATATATTGTATACTGAAAAGGTTCAAATTCTTTTAAATCAAAATTCCATTCTGCTTTTACATTATGATTAAAAATTACTTCTTCTATAGATTGATATAACTCATCATTTTGTTTAACCCACGCAACACTACTACTACGATTTTTACCATTGCCGTCTTGTATAGTTGCTTCTTCCAGTTTTAAAGTATCACACAATGCAATTAGTTTGTTACAATAATCTGGTTCAAACTTTGATACGGAAATACAATTGTTGTTAGTTAAATACACTATACAGCTCCACTGGTAAATCTTTTCCAGTCTATTGCGTTCTTAATAGTAAAAGTTCTATTAGTTATTTGTCTTAAAGTTCTATCTAAAAAGTCAACAACCGTCTCTAAATATTTTACTTTTTGATTTAACTTTTGTACTTCGGGATCGGAATCAATATATTGTGGTACATCTACCTTTAATAGTTTAAAATTAAAAGGTCTATCTACGTATACTTGTTGATCGGCTTTGCCTGTATAGTATTCCCATTTTACTCTTTTAACAATTCTGTACTCATCTTCAGCACGTGTTAATAGTAATTTAAATTTTGTTAAATATTTTAAATACTTGTTATGTAGCGCTGGTGTTTTTAAAGATTCAATATCTAATTCAATATCGTTGATCTTTAAATCTTTATCTGCTTCTGTTTGTAATTGTTCTAGGTCCATTATATCTCCACTTTTCTTTCATTTTGTTACTAGTCTTATTTATTAAGATGTTGTAACTGTTGTCCGACTTGCACCTTTAGTAGCAAAATCGTATATCTTATAATCAAATGTAACAGTTGCCGTAAGATAATCAACATCTGTTGCTTGTTGGTTGTAAGAGAGGCCAGTTAGAGAAATAGGAAATACGTCTCTAAATCTAACTTCTATTACGGAATTATTTTTATTTGATAACACATTTAACGTAGCATCTGAAAAAAGACCACCTGTTTTTGGTGGTGCATATTTTGTTCGGCCTGCTTCACCTAATACACTGCTTGTACTACCAGGAAATCTATCGTTACCACTTACTAAAAGATTTTGATGTTCTTTGTTATCTTCGGGAAAACCTAAACCTCTTAACCAACCGTGTATCTCTTGATAATTTTCTAAATTTTCATCTACCAAAAACGTACAAACAAGTTTTTCATAATCTAACTTATCACCAGGTAGAGGTATATCTTTAAGTGGTGTTACTTGTGCTGGCGTATTGGCTAATGATATTCCAGGTACTGTTGCAGCTGTACAAAAATATTCTACTTTTGGCAATTTAACTATACTAAATTTAAATTGTGTTGGACTTGCATAGTCTAATTTTGTAGGCTGTCTGTTTTTTAGTGTTGTCATAATACTATTTATTACGTTCCTTATCTACTTCATCCCAGTCTTTTTCTGTAGATTTCTTCTCTAATTCTTTTTCGTTTTCAGTTAAAACACGTTCTTTTTTCTCAACCTGTTCTATTTTATCTTCAATACTTTCTAGAGGATTTGGTGATTCGGGTACAAAAAAACCAATATAACATAAGAATACGAATAAAGCAAAAACTTTAATACATACTATTACTACTAATATACCTAATATTGATCTTAATAAATTTTTCATACTACTATTTATATTATTTTCTTTCCCATATTTTTAATTCACCTTTTACGGCTACTGTCATTTCTTGTCTACCTTTTTCTTTATTAGTTCTACAAAGATCCCAACAAGCAAAAGGACCTCTATTGCGTTCTAATGACTCTTGAAAGGCTTTGTAATAATCATTATTCAATAGGTCATTTACACTATCATAATCTGTAAGATAACTATTATCCACTAATTTTTTAAACTCCGGATCTTTCATCATTCTATGAGTATCACATTTACAACAAGGTAATAATTGACCTCTATTAGTTACGGCCAAGTTCATGTTTCCTCTAATGCACATAGGTTTTATTCCAACATTGCTTTTGATACCATTTTCTTCATCTGATATTATATTACCGTCATCATCATATAGTTTAGTATGATTAGTTCCTATTTTTCCTTTTTCTTCATATTCGCTTACGTGTGGAAAATTAAATTTAATTTTATTTTTCATATTCATTTGCTTTAATTCCTTTTCCGTTTGTAGGAGCTAGTTTATCTGGACCTTTGTTGTCCCACCTACCACTGTTTATGACACTAAAAATAACATCTATATCTTCAGCCATTTTCATAGCCTTTTCTATATCATGTTGATTGTAACTAAAAACAATATATTGCCATATAGGTTTTCTAGTTAATATCTGTCTTGCCATTTTTAATCTTTTAAAATGCATTTCACCATCTTGATTTATTCTATACTTGTGACTATCTTTAGGTAATCCATCTATACCAAACCACCATTGTGCTTCAGGACAGGCCTCAAATGCTTCTTTAAACCATTCGTCTGATTTATAATTAGAGGCACAATGTACTTGACTTCTTAAACCTTTTCTTTTTATCATTTTTAACATATCAATAAAATGTGGATGATGTATAGGATCAGAATATTGTCCACAAAATTGTATCGTAGCAAAATAATCTGTAATTTTATCAAATTCTTCCATTGTTATATCTCTGCCTGGTACTGGTTTCTTTTTTAGACCTTCTTTTTTTAATTCACCTCTATATTGAATTTTACCTTTATAATCATACGTTTGTCTAGGACAACGTAAACACTCTAAAGGACATCTATGTGATAAATCTAAATTAACTTTTGTTGATTTATATACTTTATTTTTATTAGGTAAAAGATTCCATTCTGATCTTTTAATTTTCATACCATCAGTTATTTCATTACCATTATCATCTATAATTACTTTTTCCATACTTTTATTTATCCCATTATTAGGACCAAAAAAAAAGGGGACCGAAGCCCCCTTTTTTAATAAAACGTCTAAACAACGTATTACATGATGTTTGCTACTTTAACTTTTTGGTAGTATCTGTTTGAGTTAGGTGTACCTGAATCAGTGATTCCTGTAACCGCACCCGAAGCAGCACCAGTTTCCGCAAAAGGATTCGCAACTAAACCGTATCTAGTTTTGAAACCAATTTTTGGTTGGAAAGTATCTTGACCAACTGCTCTCACCATTTGTAGTGGAACATATGGACAATAGAACATACCAGCGTCATAAGGTGAAGTACCTTTGTAACCAACAACGTAGTATTGGTTAGCGCTTGAGTTTGCACTATATGGATCAATGTATACTTTGAATCTACCGTTTAATACACCAGCGAATGTTGAACCAGTGTCATCAACGTTTAGATTGTTGTTTAAAGCAGGCGTGTAATCTAAAACACCAGCCATTTGTAGAGCAGAAGCGACATCAGCAGAACAAATAATCATGTTCCCTTTACCTCTTCTTGTTCTTTGAGCGATTCTGTTTGCGTCTCTTTCCAATTGGAACATAAGACCTTTAAATCTCTCAACTGACCATCTACCGTTAGAGTCTGTATCTAAATCAAATACACCAGCAGTAGTTGTGTTTGTAGCAGCGCCTTTTTCTGAATTGATGTAAACTGATCTAACAACTTCTCTGTTGATTTCCGCAAGGATTTCAGCAGATAGAATGTTTGCTAATTCAGTTTCAGCGTCTAAACCGTGGATTGCTTTTAAATCTTGAGCAAGTTCCATAGTGTATTCTGCTTTAAGAGCTCTGCTTCTTGCAGTCACTGTAGTTTTCTCAATTGAGAAAGCCATTTCAGCAAACTGATTAGCAGAAGCGTCGCCTAAAGCCTCAGCTTCAGCAGTTGTCATACCTTGACCTCTAGTGTATTCGCCAGCAGGTGAGTCATTAAGTACAGATGGATTAGATCCTCTGTGCTCAGTTACTCCGTCATATGCGTTTGAATCACCAGCAGCATTTCTAGATGAGTAATCAGTATCAGCTTCGTCAAATAGAGCTTCTGCTCCAGTTGCTGAAGTATATCTTGATCTCATTGCGAAAATAAGTCCAGTTGGACCAGTCATTGGTTGAACACCAGCAATATCGTAAGCGATAAGGTTTGGCATTGCTCTTCTTACTAATGAAATTAAAATTGGATCCCAATTTGAAGTTCCACCAGTATTGTTTGTAGGAGCAGCTTCAGTCATAAATGCGCTGTCTTCCTTCATAGCTCTTTCTTGGTTTTCCAAGATCGTAGCAGTAACGGCACGTTTGTAAGAATCACCGATTTTTGGTAAATCAGGATGCTCTAAAACTGGCTGCCATTTTTTTTCGTATTGTTCTGATAAATACATGTTTTTTATCTCCCTATTATTATTATTTGTTAGACAATTTAATGTCTTTTGTTTGACTTATAGCGGCACTATAAGCAGCCATCGCATTGCTTAGGTCCTCGTTAGGAGTTCCTTCGCCAGCCGCTACTTCATCTATACCGTCACCAGAAACGTCTTTGGATTTAAAGTAAGACTCTTTAATTGTCTTAACTTTTTCTCTGTAATCTGCTTCTGTTGAATAATCTACTTCTTCAGCAAGTTTGTTGAATTTTTCTTTTGCAGTTTCAGTTAAGTCTTTAGAAGCTTCATCTAAAATTTCAGCTGCTTTGTACTTATTACCTAACTTACTTAATTCAACATTCTTCTCTATTGACTCGTTAAGTTTTTTTTCTAACGTTTCAATTTTTGAAGCTTGATCTTCTAACACATTATATTTTTCGTCTGGAACATCAATGTAGTGATCTTCAAATAGTTTTTTCAAACCACTTATGAAGTCCTCAGCGATTTCGCCTTTGATTCCTCTTTCTAAAGCAAGTTCGTTTTCTTTCATCCATTCTTCTACCACGTATGATAGGTAAGAATCAACTTTTTCCACTAACTCAGCTTTTGCTGTAGAGGTTTCTTCCTCGAATCTTTTATTGTAATCCGTTTCCATTTCTTCAGCGATTTCTTTTACTTTAGATTTAATTGCTGTTTCAAAAATAGTTGCGGCTTTGTCTTTAAATTCTTCCGATAAGTCAGCATTTCCAGCAACAAGAGCTTCAACATGTTCTTTTACGTCTATGTCTTTCTCTTTGTTCTCTGCCTTCTCGTCTTCTTTTTTCGCTTCAACTTCTTCTTTTTTAGTATCAGCTTCCTTGTCATTTTTCTTGTCAAGGTATTTTTTCAGACCAGCTGGCATTTCGCCTTCTTTAACTGTTTCTTTATCGTCAGCTTTTGTTTCTGTAGACTCTAATTTCGTATTGTGTCCTGCTAATTTTGGCATAGCTTCGGGAGCACCTTCAGATTTTTGAGGAGCCTGACCAGAAACTTCTTTAGTTGATTTTGAAGCATCCGGATTGCTATCTGTAGGTTTAACTACAGCTGCACCTAAATCCTCAGCATCGTTTTTCAGATGAGTTGGTTCAGACGCTACAGCGTTCTTTTTCGGTAGATCAGCATTCGGGTTAGCATTTTCAGCTACTGCCGTATTTTGATCTGTTGTTGCTTCAATGTTCTTTAAGTTTTCTGACATTGAGATATCTCCTTATTATTTATTTTATTCTTTAACTAGTTATAAATTCTCGTGTTATATTTATAAAACTAGAGTTTTTTAAGAAAGTCCTTAAAGACTTTTGCTTTAGCTTCTGCTAAGGCAATACTTTTAGCTCTTTCAATACTTGTCTTCCAGTCACTAATGTCCTTTTCAACAAGAACGCCATTGTCCCATACCCAGTTTTTGTTCTCCATTATGCCTTCTACGAAAGCGTCTGGAGCGCTTGGATCTGCAACAATGTCAGCGGCTGTAGCTAAATAAAAATCTCTACCTACATAATTAACACCACCTCTTTGTGATAAAGAACCCATACCTCTAGATGATACACCCAATTGAGCGCCTTCGTCAATAAGACCTTTTACAATCTTACCGTAAGGTGTGTTCATTATCTTAGCTTCACCAATAAAATTAGTACCATCTGGATAAAGAGTAGTAATCATATGTGACACTCTCTCTAAATTTACTGTTGGACTGTCTGGATGTCCAAGTTCACCAAATGCTCTTTTTTTATTAATAAATTCTGCGTTATATCTTCTTACTTCTTTCTCTAAAATCTCTTTTTCATATACTCGTCCATTTCTATTTTTGATTTCAGATTGTAAGAAGATTCCTCTAATTTTGTAATTCTTTTTACCGTTGTTTTCTTCAACGATATATTCTGCGTTTGTTACTTCTTCAGATATTAATTTCATAAATTCCCTCTATGTTTAAAACTTCCTTATATTTATAATAATTTTTATCTAAACTCTAGTAAAATCGTATAATTATCTCCAGCTGCAAAATTTTTAGTGGATAACAACACGTCACCTGTAGGCGTTGTAGAATTGTTACCAATCTCATTTCCAGAAGTTCTTAAATCCCAATGACCATTTCCAGATAAAAAAACAATTGTAGAATTTACAGTACCGTCCCATAACAACTCAACTGCTGATTTATTATTGTTAGTATTTACTGAATACCATATCTTACTTAACTTTCTATTACCATCTTCGGTCATAAAAGTTAACGCTGAAGCGTCTATTTTTTTTACTAAAGTTTCTCCAGTACCATCTGATATGTTAGTCAATTTAACTACATACTTTATACCAGATGTATCTGATATGGTTTGAGTTGTAACTGTATCTGCCATTATTCTTCTCCTAATTTCTCTAATTGTTCAGTTATTTCATCATCAAAATAACCCTCTAATTGTTCTTTTTCTATCGTGTTAATAGTAGCAACATTATCTACAGCAAGTTCAAATTTTTCTGCCAAATTATCAACAGTAATATTTTCGTCTTCTTCTATAGTTTTGTATATTTGTTTAACAGCGTCTTGTAAAACAGGAGTTAATTGTTTAAATGCATTACTATTAAATAGTTTTTGTTCTTCTACAATGTCACTTACTCTTAACATTTAATTATACCTCTGGTGTATCAACTGCTGGTGTTTCTGGCGCTAAATCAACAGATGGTTCTGTTACTTCAGGAGCCGTAGCTGCTGACATTTCTGCACCTGTTTGACCTGGTGTACCATCGGCATTTGTAATTGTTCCGTCTTGATTGAATTGTCCTGGAGTTGCTACTTCAGGTTTTTTATCACCAATTGCGTTAAACATATTGCCAGCAACATCTTGTCTTTTCTGGTCTAATGCGTCACCTACTTTTGTTCTTAATGCGTCTTTAAAAGCGTCACCGGCTTCTGCGTTTTTACCGGCACTTAATTTATCTATAAAGTTTTTTACTTCACTACTCATAATTGTTCTCCATTAATTTATTAATTGAACGAATCCTCACTATCAACAACCTGATCTTGTGGTGATGATATAATTCCATCGTCAATTTCTTTTTTGATTTGACTATCAATCTTCTCTATATCTTGATCAGATTGTTTTAGTATATTTTTTCTAACATACTCAACTGAAAAATACTTACCAACATAATCTCTTACATCGTTAGCCAGTTGTATTCTATCTTTTAACATTTCAGCCTGCTTTAATTCTGCAAAGTGACCGTCTTGTAAAAAATCATAAAAAATATTATCTCTAATCATTGGCCATTCTTCTTCAGCAATGATTCCTTTTAATATTAATTGTGTTTTTAAAATATCATTAAATAGTTCAATAAATTTTTTTCTTAATTTTTGAACAAATTTAGTAAATTTTAATTCGTCTCTTGTTATTTCTGTTGATCTTCCTAAATTAAAACCTGTTGAAGCTTCTAATCTACTTGAAGGTACATTCAATGATCTATAAAGTTTTGCTCTAAAGTATTCTATGTCTGTAATCTCACCTAAATTCTGACCACCTGGTAAAGTAGTAATATCTGTACCTCTACCACCCTCTCTGCTTGGTAACCAAAAGTCTTCTAACATTGACATATAATTTCTATCGTCTCTGATTTCACCAGTAGCTGCGTCATATACAAGTTTGTTTCTGTATCTTGCCATAACGTCTCTTAAATATTGTTCAGCTTTCATTTTAGGCAAATTACCAACATCAATTTTGAATATACGTCTTTCAGGCGCTCTTGCTATTCTGTAAATAACAGCAGCGTCTTCAATCATTCTTAATTGATTAACTGGTTTAATTGCTTTATGTAAAAACGATAAAATTAAATTTTTGTTTTGATCTATTAATCCTGATGGACAAAATGCGATAGTGTCTACGGCAATTTTAATACCTTGTAAACTAGCACCACCTACACCTCTTTCATTATACAAAAAGTATTCCATAGTTTCGTCTACTAAATTCGTAGCCGATGGAGCAACTCCGTCAGGTCTTCTCTTTCTTACTTCTCTGATTTTTTTGATTTTCCGAGGATCAAGATATTTTAATTCTGTAATACCTTTCTTACCTGATTCTGTATCAATTATCTTTTGAAAGTATATTCTACCATCAACATACCAACGTCTAAACAACTCGTGGCCTCTACTGTTGAATTGTAGTAATCTTAATATCTCTGTAAATTCTTCTTCAAGTCTTCTCTTAATATCCCTACTGTAAGGAACATTATCTGTCATTAATCTAACAGCCTGTTTATTTTCGTTTGAAACTATTGCCTCATTGACAATATCCTCAATCGCCATATCACATTCTGGATGTATTGAAATTTCTCTGTATCTTCTTATTAGATCCGCTTCAGTCTTTGCGTTTCCTTCCATGTCAAGGTGAGACGCAAAATACCCTCCAGCAGCGACTACTTGTGTACCGTCCTCTGCTTGTGGTGTACTAAAGTTTTGTTTTGGATCGGATTTAGGTTTATCTCGTGTAATCTTAAATCCAAAAAACTCTGCCATAATATTATCTCCTGTTTGTTCTACTACTACTTATAATAGTTTTAAGAAGGCGGTTTTTAGGCCGCCTCCTAATTTTGTATTACGTTGTAGTATTTGTTTCAAAGTATTGATATTCAAACGTCACACCAAAAGTTTCTATTTCTGTTGCTTCGCCCATACTTAAATCAATACCACCGATCTCTGTAGGAAACAGTCCTCTCAAAGTATACGATTTAACGTTATTACCATTTCTGTCAAGATGATCAACAAAAGCGTCTACTTGGTAGTCAACTGGATTAGTTAACCCCTCGTTATCAGTCATATTATTGATACCATTCTGCCATCTTTCAAAAGCATTTCTGATTTTGAAATTTGTATCGTTTAGTACCGTAATTGACCATGACGGAATTGTTCTATCACCTGCAATTTTAATTGCTCTACCTCTAAATGGAACGTTGATATTAGCAACGGTCATACCTGGTATAGATGTAGCTGTACATAAAAATGCTAAGTCTTCTATTTCTCCACCAACCTGTGCATAACCAGGAAAAGGCATTGTAACCTTAAACTGATTGGCTCTTGCGCCACCGCCTGCAAGTTTAGCTTTGAAGTCATTAATGTTTGCCATTTTTTATTTCTCCTCTACTAATTAACCGCCTGCGACTTCTTCAAAAGAAACGCCGGTTCGTGTTGCGATGAATTGTAATGTAATAAAGTTGATACTTCTTGCTGGTTTAATAAATATCTCAGCAATAAATTCATTTCTATCAATTACTTCACCTGTGTTATTTGTTTCATCACATACTACTAAAAAGTCTGTGATACCTCGTCTACCTTGTACTTCTCTTAAAAAAGGTTCTACAATGTTTCTGAAATTCGCTCTTGTAAATTCATCATTGAATTCAAAAAGTTGGAATTTAGAAGCAGTTGATATTGCCTTCTCTAAAACAATGAACAATCTTCTAACGTTGATTCTATCAAATGCGCTAGGAGCAGATAAACCAGTTTTATCTCCAAACAATACTGTACCTTGGCCTGGGAATGTAACCACTGGGTTAATTCTTGCTTTGTACAATTCGTCTCTTTGAGATTTACTTGGATTATATGCTAACTTAACAGCACCTCTGATAACACCTCTGTTTAATCCTGCTGGAGAAAACCAGCTATCTGCGATTAAGTCAGTTCTAGCTGCTAGGCCTGCAATGTCACCGTTTAATGGAACAAATCTATATACGTCATTATATCTGTCGTACATGTATTTGTAACCACTATCTAACATAACGTAAGATGAAGAACGAATACCGTTCATAAATGCTAATACGTTTTGTGTTTGAGTGATTGAAGAAGTGATACCAGCAACATCTGATCTCTCTGGAGATACGAATGCGATAGCGTCTTTTCTTTTTTCTGCAATTGTTATTAGATCGTCTACATGTGTAGCGTTACAAGATCCACCGATGATTAAACCTACATCAACTGTTTCTGCGTCTTCAAACAACTCGTAAGCAGTTTTGATTTCGCCAGCTGTTGCTGCTGAACCATCTGCACCGTTAACTAAAGAATCAGTTTTTGGTGTATCAACTGCTGTGAAAGTTATTCCTGCAGCTGCTGAACCATGGTTTGATCCTGAAGCGTGATGATCCATCCAGTAAATGTAATTTGATTTATTATAAATTACGTCTCTTACATAGTTTGAATCGCCTTGTGGTGATTTAGCGTCTGAAGCTTTTGATACTCTATCGTAAACTTCAATTACTTCGCCAGTTTTTCCTGTGATATTACCGTCTTCGTCTACAACGACAACGTGCATTTCATCATTTACTCCGCTTTTTGAAGCAGCGTAAGGAGATGTTCCTGGAGCACCTGAAACAAATTCATGGAACTCCCAAAATCTTCTTACGTTTGCACCATCAGCTGGTACTTGATGTAAACCACCTTGTAGTGTATCCGCTCTAACAAAAGTTATGTCGTTAGTGTTAACACCTGTTATTTTATATTTTCTGCCATCATAATCTGTTCCAGCAGCACTCGTTGAAAACTCAACGATATCGCCGACTGCAAAACCAGTTGCGTCATCTAATGTTACTGTTGTGTGACCAACAGACATAGCAGAATCACTTATTGTTGTTTTTGCATCCTCTTGGAAAGCTGTTGCGCTGTGACAAGCAGAAACTTTAAGGCCGTTGCCCCATGCTCCCGCTGTTCTAGCTGCCCATTCTCCGACAGACGCCTGACCAGTATTGTAATTATCCTGGTAGTCTTGTGTATTTTTGATAGCAATTGCTGAGCCTGAAACGGCTGCGTTTGCTAAACCAGTATTTTGTACTCGTACTACTCTTAATGCGTTAGAGTATTGTAAAAAGTTTGCAGCTGAAAAGAATGATTCAAAATTTGAATTATCCGGTTTGCCGAAAACATTTACTAACTCTTGTTCACTAGAGATTGATGTAATCTCATCTAAAGGACCTTTTCTGAACTCGCCAGCAAAAGCGCCTATTGAAGTTGATACAGCAGGAATGATTCTAGTTAAGTCTCTTTCCTGTACAAGAACACCTGGTGATACTTGAAATGCCATAGGTTATTCTCCTCTTAATTAGCTAATTATTAATATATTATAATTCACATCTTTGTAAGTTTTCTTACATCCATATTTAAAGCCAGTACTGATATTTATAATAACCTAGAAATAGACTATTGTCCCTTTCTAGAAACAGGAAACCATCTGGTACCGTACTCATCAACTACTTCCTCGTCTTCAGGATCAGTCACTCCATCGTCTACAAAACCAAATGGTGCCATGTCCTGTTCTATCAAATTCTTTTGTTCCTCATACATTTTTAAACGTGCATTGGTATTTGTCAACTCCTTAAAATAAGGTTGATTAGATAACCAACCAAAAATGACTAAACACATCATTAAATCATCATTGGAACCGTCTTCGGCCTGCCAACTTTGACCTCTTTTAGTAAATGTTGACATCTCCTGTATGATATTGAAATCATTAACAACAACTTTGTCTCCCTCAATTAATGTTTTTAAGTTTGAACAACCTACTTTTTTAATAGATTTTGTCATACGAACACCCATAGATGAACCACGACCACTATACATAGCACCTAATATTTGACCAGCACGACCTTTTTGTGTTGTCATTAATAAATTAGGGTACTCAATTTCAAATTGTAAGGCTTCAGCCACTTGTTGGCCTATATCATTTACCTCTGTTAATATATGTGCTTGATTATATGCTAAGCAAACTCTAGATATTATATTAGGAAATACAAAAGGTTTAATTTCGTTACTTCTATATTTTGCTACAACTTTATAAGGCATACTAGTTACATCAAATACTAAAAAGGCAGAATAATCTTTATCTACACCACGTGATACATCAACAGCAGCCACATAAGTGTGTCCTTCTTTTTTATCTTCATATATGTCAACGCCTTGAGCAGACTTTATAGGTGTTATATAAGGCGTTGCCTTAATTTTAGAAGCTGATATTAAAGTATTTACAGAACCTAAAAACTCACACTCAAACTCTTGTTGGAATTGTTCTTCACTTGTGTTACGTATTGTTTGTATTTTCCAATCTTCATCACGGCCTGGCACCTCACTCCAATGTACCTCTATAGGAATGTAATCATTTTTTTTATTGATAGCGTCCATCCAAATCTTATAGTACATGTTCATACCATAAGGTGTAGATACTATAATCATTTTAGTTCTTGTACCAGCAGATATTGTAGGATAAACTGAACTAAAAAACATTTCAGCAATGTTAGTAGGTACGAAAGCAAACTCATCAAGAAAGATAATATTAAATGAACCACCCCGAATAGCACTTGAAGAAGTGGCAGCCGCAACAATGGTAGATTTATTTTCTAATTCTATATTACCTTTGTTCCAGTTTATTACACCTTGTTGTAACCATTTTGGTAAATTTTCATATGCAAGTTGCAGTCTACCCAATATATCTCTAGCAGTAGAACTTTTGTTTGCAAGTATGGCTATGTTAGAGTTTGGATTAAATAATGCATAATGCAATAGATAAGAAATAGTTGTTGTAGATTTTCCTGATTGTCTTGGTAGTTTACATATAGTAAATCTATTATCGTGAATTTTTTGAACAATATCTTTTTGAAATCCATACATTTTAAAAGGCACAAGACCCTCATCAAGAGATACAATACGGATATATTTTTCCATAAAGTATATTGGATTGCCAGCACATTTCTGGTATTCTACTATTTGATCTTGTGAGTATTCAACAGGAGTATTAACCTTTTTAAGGTTAGGATTCCCTAAATATGCTTCACTCATTTTCTACTCCTTTTTGGGAGTAATATTTTTTTCAATTGTATCATCATCTTTCCTATTTAACATTTTCTGTAACTCGGCAGTTGATCCAACAAAAAGAGCATTTTTTACATTTGTACTAGCAGACTTTGGTACTTCTTTTAAATCTTTTAATTTTTTTTGTAAGTCTTGTAACTTATCAACTGTAGTTGCAACTTGTCCTAACAATTGACCTGCAACCTCATATGCTCTAGGGTGTTGGCCTTCTTTTGCTATCTCTAATATTCCATCAATGGCTTCTTGACCTTTATCTATTAGATTGTAATAACTATCTCTACTATAAGCGTAATCTTGATTGATATCTTTTTCTGTTTTTATTTCTACATCACCTTTTGGTCTTTCCACAGGTGGTTTAAATTCTTTTGGTTGTGTAGCTTCAGGTATACTTTCAATACCTAGAATTTCATTTACCTTGTCTTCTAGTTTGGCCATAATTATTCATCACTTCCTGTCTTCACGTTATATTTTTTACCGTCAGTAAAATTTTCTATTGTTGTTGTAAATCCAAAATCATCATTCACATCAGCTGATACTGGATCTGGTACAACTGTAATTCTTTCTTCTCTTGGCGGAGAGTTTTCCGTATCAGCATATAAATCTGCTTGTACTTTTTTAATAACACCTTGATTAGTTGTAGGCCCAAATAGATATGTTTTAGCAGTGAAATTCATTGAGTATATTACTGCTCTTCTATTTGTAAATGCACCATCATAGCTGTCTTCATAGTTTACACTGTTTAGAATAATAGGTACGTCTCTTTTTATATTCATATCAGGCATAACATTTACTGTTACTGTATAATCTGGTTGAAAGAAAGGTAATATTTGTTCTACAATTTGTAAACCATTTTCAGCAGTTGCTGTAAAAGCATAAACATTTAAACTTATGTTATATGGTACAGGTGTATAATTAAAACTTTGTTTTTTTGAATCTTCAAAATCTGTTGGCGATGTTTCTAATAATGGATATTCAGCATATCCTGTTGTAACATTTGCTTTTTCAAACTGAATATGACCACTATCATCTTCCATATATACTCTGTCCATTTTAGCAACAGATTGATCTCTTGTCAATGGTGTTTTTTCCGTTCTATATTTTTGAACCCTTGTTAATTTTCTACTAGGGTCATATGATAATCCTGATATTTCAAAACCTATTCTAGGTAAAGTTAATGCCATTGATCTATCATCTAAATCTTTTTGTTCATCTAAACGGACTAAAAACTTTTCTTTAGGAGCATATGCTAAAGGAACTTTTATTCTTTTTAGTACAGCACCAGTATCCTTATTAGTACTTTCAATAACTATATTATTAAATAGTTGTCCGAAAGCAATAATAATCTTTCTTAATCCTTCATTGTAAAACGGTGTTCCAAACATTATTGTCCTTTATTGGCTATCTTACCTTTGTTAATTCCTTCTTTAATTACATATTTTTGTGTGCCGTTTGCACCGGTATTTACTTCTTTTTTTAAATTTTTTGATAGTTCCATTTGTTTTTTTTGTTTTAAAGTTTTATTATGAAACTCATGTAATTGTCTATGTCTATCTCTTTCCATTAAATGTCTACCTCCCCAAATGGATTTCTTTCTGTAAAGTCTAGTACGTCATCTGCTACAGAAGCAGTATCAAAACCGGCCGCTGTATCTAAATCTAAATTTTGTGCATAATCTGATTGAGTTTCTACTGTAGTTTCTGTGGCGTCATATTCTTCGTTTAATAAGAAGTTAGCATTACCAGATGATTCATCATCTTGTTCTAGTTGCATACTACCAGCTTCGTTTTCTAAACGCACTCTGTCTACTAATAGATTAACTGAATTTTCTCTTTCTCTTTTATCAATGTCATTTATTCCGACATCTATTTCTTCGTTTGAATATTCCCAACGTGTAACTCTTAATTTGTAAACAGGTAAGTTACCTAATTGAAAAAAAGGTTCCTGATCTTCTACAAATTGAATTTCAAAGAAACTGTTCATCAAAGGAAAAAATAATATATCTCCTTCGTTTGGTCTACCTTTTACATTTAATTCTGTTTTAATGTCTATCTTATTATGAAAACGTCTTTTAGATACCATCAATGTAGTATCTTCTCTAATTTCTAATCCAAACTTATTGATTAATTCTTGTTGACCAGCAAATCCTTCAGTAGTTTCAAAATACATTTCAATAGGAAAAGCATTTTTAAATTTACTATTAACGTCTTCACCTAATACTAAATCTCTGTTTACAATTTCTCTCGGCATATAGTAAATTAAATTACCATATATTTTTAATCCTTCTATGATTAAATCTTCGTATAGATATTTTTCGGATGCATTTCCGATGCCATCTCCGTGCTGAAAGTATGGATTCATTATTACCATAGTTTTTATCCTATTAGAAAGTTATGAGGCTCTTCAAACGTTGTACGTATTTCTGTTTCTAATTTTTCACACTCTTGTAGTGATTCAGAATATATTTGACCTCCGTTAAGAGTCACACCACCCACCATAGCAACGCCATTGAATTTAGATAGGTTTGCTCCCCATTGTTTTTTAAATAGTGTTGTGACATATCTTTTTAACCATTGGTCATTATATACATCTGTAAATGTTTCTGGATCTAATTTTCTAAAACAATCTATTACTAAAAATTCACCTACTTGTAAATCTTCTTTCCAATCCATATCAATGAATAATTTATTATCGTTTTGATTAAATCTTAATGGTTTTTCACCAACTAAAATGTGATCTAAAAAGTCTAACTGTCTCATCACAAGATCATAGTTAACTACCGATGTTGAAGAAAAATCATAGAGATCATTTAGTCTCATCTGATATCTTACATCAAATAAATTCAAACTTCCTTTACTTGAAAAAGGAAATAAATTAGTGACAGATATAACTGATTCAGGAACTACTATAAAATTTTGATTTTCTTTCCATGTTGTAGTTACCGAATTTTTAGTTTGTGATTCTGCTACGTCTCCGTTAGTAACAATTCTATCATAATCAGCTTGTGTATACTCATATTTTAAGTAACATCTTCTTATTGCATTCATATGATATTGAGAATAATATTGTAAAGCTTCATCTAATCTATCCTCTAATTGATCATTGTCAACGTTAATTTCTATAACAGGTTGACCTAATGCTCTTAAAGCGTAGTCTTTTAATTCTTCTCTTGTTGTTGGAGTTGCCATGTTTATATTTATCCTTTTTTTTAATCCTTTATACTATTCAACTAAATCCCAAGTTTGTGTTGATTCATTCCAAGTATAGTCGTTATCATCATCTGGATAAGCAACTGGTGCTTCCCAAAGACAAGTTGTTTCATTTAATATCCAACTATTAAAAGGTTTAGGTGATATGAAAGCGTCTCTAGTTTGGTCATAAGAATAACCAACTCCAGCATAATTTTTTCTAAATGGTGTTCCACCTAATCTATGTTCTCCACCATAAGTATTATAAGAAGTCTGTTTCCAAACATCTCTTGAATTATATAAATTATTTAAAAAATCTATTCCTGCTTGTTCAGTTGTTGCAATATCATTTGATACTACTTCAACTCTTTCAATTATATTACCAACTCCTAATTTTGCGAAATGTGCCATTATGCTGTGTAACTCCCACTTGCGTTATAAATTAATATTGTGTCTGTTCCATCTGTTGTAACAGTTGGAGAACCTGTTGTTGTGCCAGAATATTGTGATGTTGGTAATCTTAAAATTACGACACCTGAACCTCCTGCTCCTCCTGAATGACTACCTGAATTGCCTGTATATGCACCACCTCCACCACTACCAGTATTTGTTGTTCCAGCAGTACCATTACCAGCTCCAGATGAATTTTTTCCATCACCACCTCCACCAGTTCCTCCACTACTTGATACGTTTCCAGCACCTCCACCACCAGCACCTCTAGATACTGACGAACCAGTTATAGAAGAAGATAATCCATCTCCTCCATGACCAGCACCATCTGTACCTCCAGCTTCAGAAGCTCCACCTCCTCCACCAGCTATTTGACCTGAATTTTGTCCTTGAGAAGAAGTAGTTTGACCAGAAAAACCTTGATTAGATGTTCCACTTCCACCTGTTTGAGCAGTAAAAGCACCTCCACCACCACCAGAACCACCAGCAATACCACCATCATAATATGTTCCACCTCCACCACCACCTGATGAAGTAATTGTTGTAATATCAGAACCAGATATAATAGAATTAGAACCAGTAGCACCTTGATTCCAAACTGAGCCAGCAGCTCCTCCTGCACCACCTCCACCACCAGCACCAACTGTTATTGTATAAGTTGTTCCAGTAGTTAAATTTAAAGATGTTTCAGAAGAACCACCTCCACCAGAACTTTCTGTGGAATAAGAATTTCTGTAACCACCAGCACCTCCACCACCACCAGCTGTATCAACTTGACCACTTGAGCCACCCCCACCACCTCCAGCAATAACTAAAAAGTCTGCTATAATAGCTGAATTAGTTGGGTCTATTCCTTGGTCGCCTGAATTAACTCCAGATGTTGCAACCCAACCTTGAGTAGCATCTGCGTAAGTTATGGTTACGCCTTCTCTGTTGGTAGTTAAAAATTTATCACTTGTTCCACCTTCTATATTTAAACTAGAAGTTAATGTAATATTGTTTGTGGCAAAAGTACCTGCGTAATCTACTATTTGAATTGAATCTCCAACACTTGCTGAAGCAGGAAGTGTAACAGTACAAGCATTTGATGTTGTGTTAATCCAATAACCATTTCCAGCTACTGCTGTTAAAGTTGTTCCTGTTACGATAGTTGATTGCCAAGAAGTTCCACCAGATCCACCAGAAACATCTGTAAAAGATAAATTTCCTGAACCATCTGTTTTTAAAACTTGATTAGCGTTACCATCAATTGTTGGAAACTTGTATGCGTTGTTGAATGTAATAGCACCACTATCATTACCATCAATCTTAAATTGTGTTTTACTTGCGATATTAGGATCCGCTGATGTACCATCTGTGTTAACTGAAACAGCAAACTGTGTTCTATTGGCATTGTTAGTGTTATCAAAAGCAAAACTACCACCGACAATAAGTGATGAACCATTATAGTATTCGTGGTTACTTCTAAATAGATAATCGCCTGATGATACGGCACTTGGTGAGGCAATTGTACCTCTGTATCTTCTTGTTCTTACATCTGGAGCGTCAGCACTATCATTGTACTGTTCCATACGAATTTGTGCTGTTTGAGCATCTTCGCCTGTCATATGTAATGTTACTTCAGGTGAGGATTGATTGATACCTAATCTATTATTGCTAGTATCAACTGCTAAAGTGCTATCGCTTGCAATACTAGAACCATCACTACCAACAACAAGTAATTCGTTAGCAGTACCTAATGTAATACCAGTAACACCATCCAAATAGTTAAGTTCCGTAGCAGTAGCAGTCAACGCAACTGCTTCGTTTATGTTTGGACTAGTAAGTGTTTTATTTGTTAATGTGTCAGTAGTGTCTGCTAGTACAACTGTACCACTTGAGTCAGGTAATGTTATATTTCTGTCTGCTGTTGGGTCAGTAACCGTTAGTGTTGTTTCAAAATCGTTTGCTGTTGATCCTTCAAAGATTATATCTGTACCTGCTTTTAATTCTAAGTCACCAGCATATGTTACAGCAACTCTTTCAGCACCGGCAGAATACATTCTAACTCCACGTCCTGCCGCTCCGTTAAATAACAAAATTCCACCATTTTCTGAAATATACGATTGATTATCTCTGAATTGTAATTGTCCACTACTAACCATTTTCAATGATGTATTAACATCTGGTGTTGTAAGTGTTTTATTTGTTAAAGTTTGTGTTTCGTCTAATAAAACAATATTAGATCCTGTATAACCTGATGAACCAGTGTAACCTATACCAACTGATCCTGTATAACCTATACCAACTGATCCTGTATAACCTTGTGATCCTGTAAATCCACCTGTTAATGGTTCTAAAGCCCATGCGTCCCCATTCCATTTCCATGTACGTAAACCTAAATTATATGTATCGTTTAGAGACGGACCTGATGGAAAGTTTATTGTTGGCATTTAAATTTTGTTCCTTCTATTTGTTCTATCACCATATTTATAATATTTATAACATTTTAAACAAGTTATTTTCCAATAAAAAACCCCCGAAACCTAGGCTCCGGGGGTTAATTTTGCACCTTTGATTACTATAGATTATTATGCTTTAACAATCTTTAGCGTGTGAGTTGCAGCTGTCGTTACCGAACCTGCTGGAAACTCTTGCGCTCTATAGTCATCACCAACTTGTCTAGTATTGTAACTAGAGCCATCAAGTATAGTGTTAGCCATACCTGTACCTCTTGTAGTACCTGAACCATTAAAGTTGTATCTAATCGTATATCCGTCTACTGAAGCACTTGCAGTCGCTCTAATCCACTCTTGACACAAAGTATCAAAAGATGAACCAGTTTGTTGTAAGTGAGTTGTACCGTCTATATTTAATAGATTTTCGTAAGATGACGTAGCACCATTTACTCTCTGTAAATAGTAACTAGTAATCGTAGTTGGGTTATCTTGTGCGTGGTCACCTATAGATCCAGCAGCATAAGCGCCAGTGTTGGCTCTTGTGTCAATGAATATAGGTGTGTTTGAACCACTAACTTCAGTAGCACCACTAACAGACGCTGAAGATGATACAAAATATGTACCACCTTGTTGCGTTGTAGTTGTACTTGCTGTAAGTAAATCAATAGCAGGATGTAAGAACGTATCCTTAATATCTGCTAAAGGCATAGCATGAATTTCACCACCACTTGTGTAGTATACCGGCCATGTTGTACCTGTATCAGTTGTCGGCGTAACCGAAGCAACTGTTTGACTTACTTTATCATAGTTTGTTGTTACAGTTTGAGGGTCTTGTGTTGTACCTGATCCTGGAAAACTAGTAGAACTATTAGAAATAGCACCTGCTTGTAATCTTGTATCAGAAATTGCTCCTAAAGAGCCACTTGAACCTACTACTGATAACGTAACTGACGGCGATAAAGAATATTGATAAACAATATTATCTATAACTGCGTCAACTTGAGCTGAAGTCATTTCAACTAGATTTCCACTGCTGTATACTAATGGGTTTCTTGTTGCCATAATTTATTTTCTCCTTTTAATTTGCTCTACTTATTATGTAGCGTTACCTATGATTGTTTTTAATGTAGTACCTGAACTATTTTTGATTAGTAAAGTTACAGCTGAGCTGAAGTTACTTGAATCAACAGTGTCTACTTGAGCACCTTGTGATCCTGTAAATCCAACAACACCTTGGTTAGAAAGCTCTACCCATTGTGTACTGTTACCATCGTTGTAGTAAAAGTATTGTACACCAGTTGCGCTGTCTACCCAAATATCACCTTCGCCTACGCCAGATGTTGGCGGAGTAGATGAAGTTGTGATATCAAGATTACCTTCAGATCCAGTGTAACCAATGTCACCTTTTGATCCTGTGTAACCTATATCACCTTTTGATCCTGTGAAACCTAAAGATCCAGTGTAACCAATGTCACCTTTTGATCCAGTGTAACCAATGTCACCTTGTGATCCTGTGAAACCTTTAGAACCAGTGTAACCAATGTCACCTTTTGATCCTGTGTAACCTATATCACCTTGATCCCCTTTAGAACCAGTGTAACCAATGTCACCTTTTGATCCTGTGAAACCTTTAGAACCAGTGTAACCTATAACACCTTGATCCCCTTTAGAACCAGTGTAACCTATAACACCTTGATCCCCTTTAGATCCAGTGTAACCAAAAGATCCTGTGAAACCAATTGTACCTGAAAGGTCAGATACGAATGAGTATGCTGAACCGTTCCATAGGTATAATCTAGAATTTTCGGCGTCTGTTAAAGAGCCGTTTTCAATGATAGCAAATTCACCAGTATTAATGCCTGATGGACTTGTATCCGCTGTTAAGTTAGCGACACTAGTGTATGTCTTCGCAATGTTGAAGCCTAAACCAGTATCCCCTTTAGAACCTGTATACCCGATATCACCTTTAGAACCAGTATAACCGATTGATCCAGTGAAACCCGCTGTAAGAGGTTGTAGAGCCCAGCCATTACCATTCCATTTCCACTGTCTTGTACCGAGAGTGTATATGTCATTTAATGCGGGACTACTTGGAAAGTTAATTGCCATTTTTGTTGTCTCCTAATTTATTATTGTTTTTTTAAATTTAAAAATTCAATTCTTTATCATATAATTCTTGCAAGAAAAGTCTTTTTTTTCTTTTCTACATCTATTTATAATATAATTCTTCTTCAAATCTGTTAATAATACAATAGTTTTTAATTAAACTATAGTAATTGTTCCTACCATAGAACCATGCGATGAACATTGATAGTATAATGTCGCAGGAGCACTCATAGGAACATGAAATATAACTACACCTGTTGATCCTGAGGCGTTATTATCAGTAACACCTGTATCATATACTGTTCCACCTGTACCTGTAGTAGATTGTATTCTAAATGGATGTCCACTAGTTGTATTTCTAAAGTAATATGTTTGACCTTTTTTAAGGTAGATAGTAGGATTATCGCCACTCGTACTAGGGAATCCTGCACCATCAAATCTGTATGCACTTGAACCATTGGCTGTTACAACAAATTGTGAAATTGGAGTTTGTGTTTGTACCCAACCTGAACCATCATAAACTAAAGTATGGCCTTTTTGTGGTGTACTAATAGTTACGTCTGTAAGAGAAGATAACGTACTAGCACCAGCTGAACCTGTAAATCCTACAACACCTTGGTTACTTAATTCTACCCATTGATTACTGTTACCATCGTTCATGTAGAAGTATTGAATACCTGTTGCGTCATCAATCCAAACATCACCAATACCTGCTGAAACTGGAGGAGTTGAAGCAACTGCTATATCTAAATTTCCCTCTGAACCTGTATAACCAATTATACCTTGATCACCTTTTGATCCTGAAAAACCTATTGAACCTGTGTAACCAATAACACCTTGATCACCTTGATCACCTTTTGAACCTGTATAACCAATTATACCTTGATCACCTTTTGATCCTGAATATCCTATATCTCCTTTTGAACCTGAAAAACCTACAGCACCATCTAAACCATCAGCACCTGTTGTTCCAGTATCTCCTTTTGATCCTGAATATCCTATATCTCCTTTTGATCCTGAAAAACCTATTGAACCTGTGTAACCAATAACACCTTGATCACCTTTTGATCCTGAATATCCTATAGCGCCTGCTGTACCAGTATCTCCTTTTGATCCTGAATATCCTATAGCGCCTGCTGTACCAGTATCTCCTTTTGATCCTGAATATCCTATATCTCCTTTTGAACCTGAAAAACCTACAGTACCTTGATCACCTTTTGATCCTGAATATCCTATAGCGCCTGCTGATCCTGTAAAACCTACAGCACCTGCTGATCCTGTAAAACCTATAGCGCCGGCTGATCCTGTATAACCTGATCCACCACCAACACTGAATAATGACCAGTTGGCGTCGGCATTTGGCACTGCACCTGTAACACTACTACGTACTTCACTACCTTGAAGTTTGTAAGTATAATATTTGTCTGCTGTGTATGTAGTTGAACCTGAAGTATATCCGTTTTTAACATATACTAACATACCCTCTGTTATTCTTGCACCTGGAATATCTGTTAATCTATCTCCACTATCACCAGAAATACTTTGAAGTGTACCTCTAACTTCCGTATCTATAACGATAGGCGAGTTAGTGCCGGTACTCCATGTTCCTGGCCAGACGTTTCGTGTTAGACCATCGTAATTTGTAGCCATACTATGCTCCTATCTCCACGTAAGTTGTTCCTGGTTGTAAAGTAAATCCATATAAATGATAACTTTCTCCTGTTTGTCCTGATAATGGTGAATCAGGTACTAGTGTAATTGTTCCACCATCTGTTGTACTAACATCACTTAATAATCCTGCACTTGCACCTGTTTTAAATGTACCAGGTTGAGACGCTGAATTTCTAACAGCAAACCAAAATGCCCTAGGATTAGAATCTGAATTAGTAACTGATTGTACTGAAAATGTTCTTGTTTGATCTGACAACTGATTAACTGCCGATTCAAAACCTGTAGATGTTGAATCATCTATTATATCGGAGAGTGTTGGAGTAGTTCCTACTCCTGTTGTCCAGATCCAGAAAGACGGATACGTAAATGAAGCAGATATGTTGCTTGTTGTTGACGACTGATCTGTCGTATATGAGGAACCTGTTACATCAACAGGTCTTGTAAACGTACACGTATTTGAGATAGTACGTGTATCGCTTGTATTGTCTTTGTGTATAGGTGATGTAAATGTAAATGTCCCACTCACATATCCGCTTCCTGAATTTGTACTCAAAGAACCACCACTTGCTGTTAAAGCATGTGAAGTGTTACTTGAATTTGATATACCACTTGTGCTAGTAGAGTACGATGTACTAGCATAAGATTTTAAAAATGTTTTTCCGCTAACATTAGTTTTAGATAAACTCATAGACGCTGTTGACCAGTTTACAGAAAAACTTGTATTTGAATCTGTATATTCTGATTCACTGCCGTCATTATGATTAAATTTAATTGTTGCACCAGCCGAACCTCCAGTACGACTAGTTGATATTGGTCTAATATATGAACTTGAATTGTCTACAGTAAAAGTTTGATTCCAATCTACACCACCTGCTGGTGTTTGTGAATAACTACCTGCTGAATAATTACTTAAAGTACCGTTAACACTTCCACTTGATTGAGTGATAGAGTAAACTGAACTTATAAAATCGTTTGTGACATCACTAGGGTTATCTACTGATACAGAAAATCCTGTACAAGGAACATCCCAATTTAATGATGAACTTGGAGTTGATGAAGCTGAAAATGTAGGAGTAAAAGTTGCTAAAGTTAATCTTAAAAGATCACCTGAAAATTCTGCTGTTCTAACTGTACTTGTTACACCACTTTCTATATAACCTGTAAGTGTTCTATAATCTCCTGAAGTTGTAAATACAAAAGGAGAATCTCCTCCTGATCCTGCTGATCCTGTAAAACCTACGGCACCTGCTGAACCAGTATAACCACCACCTGGACCTTGAGGACCTGTGGCACCTGCTGAACCAGTGTAACCTATACCAACTGATCCTGTAAAACCTACGGCACCATCTGAACCATCAGCACCTGCTGTTCCTGTATCTCCTTTTGAACCTGAAAAACCTATTACACCTTGATCACCTTTTGATCCTGTAAAACCTACGGCACCATCTGAGCCTGCGTCACCTTTTGATCCTGAAAAACCTGTTACACCTTGTATACCTTGTGAACCTGTATCTCCTTTTGATCCTGAATATCCTATAGCGCCTGCTGTACCAGTATCTCCTTTTGATCCTGAAAAACCTGTTACACCTTGTATACCTTGTGAACCTGTATCTCCTTTTGATCCTGAAAAACCTACGGCACCATCTGAGCCTGCGTCACCTTTTGATCCTGTATATCCTGCTCCGGTAGAACCAGTAAAACCAACAGCACCATCTGATCCGTCAGCACCTTTTGATCCTGTATAACCTACTCCTGTTGAGCCAGTGAAACCAACTGTACCAGATGAACCTGTGTACCCTAAACCTCCTGAGGATCCTGTAAAACCTACAGCACCTACTGAACCAGTGTAACCACCACCTGGACCTTGTTCACCACGTGATCCTGTGAAACCTTGTGAACCTGAATAACCACCTGGTGATCCGGCAGCCCCTGGATCCCCTTTGGAACCTGTAAAACCTGTTGGACCTCCTGATCCTGTATAACCTATACGTCCTAGGCCGACACGAACACTAGCGTTTTGAATTACTGGCATATTGCGATACTTATTTCCCTCATATTTTTATTTTAATGTCCAAGCATTGACATTTTTTTAATATTCTGTTATAGTATATTTATAAATAAACTGTAGTGAGTTGATAATTTAAATAAATGATTTCTATTGCATTTTTAGATATAATTGGTCTTCCGTATGACGGAGATACATTAAAGAAAAGAGGCCTTGGTGGTAGCGAGTCTGCGACTATCTTGATGGCCAAAGAACTAACAAAGTTAGGTTTCAAAGTAACTATTTTCAACAACTGTAATAAAGACTCAAAACTCGCAAGAGAAGGCACTTATGATGGTGTACAATATTTTGACAATACTATTTTAGATTATAAAAGTGATTTCAAATTTGATATTGTAATTTCATTAAGAACTATAATTCCTTTCATAACACCTAACTTATATAAACAGTTTGAAGGATATAATCCTCAAAGATATTCAGCAATCACA